CCGTAGTAGTCCACGCGGGCCTGCATATCCTCGCGAGCTGTATCGCTCAGCGGCTCAGTCTCATTGCCGTCGACCTTGTTGTCGCCGAAGTAGACATAGGTCAGCTTCACTCCCTCCTGCTCCAGGGCACCCGACAGATCCTCATGCACCGTGTACACGCCGACAGAGCCTGTGAGACTGGAAGGCGTCACCCAGATCTCGCTGCAGGCTGAAGCAATCCAGTAGGCCGCAGACGCACAGAGCGTGTCCGCCACAGCGATGATCTTCTTCTGCTTGCGGGCCGCCAGGATCTCGCTGGCGAGCTCAGGAACCGCTCCAACGCAGCCACCAGGCGAATCGATATCGATGATGATCGACTGCACGCCCGGATCATTCATGGCCTGCCGAAAGGCTTGCGTGAAGCCATCCACCGACGTCCCGCGGGGCCCGGAGATGTTGTCCATCATGCTTCCGCGCGGCATGATCAAGCCAAACAGCGGCAGAACGGCAACGGCGCCACCGGAATTCGCGGAGACGTTCTGCGCCCGCACAGCAGCCTCTGCGGAGGCAGCCTTCACGTTGGCAACCACATCGGCATCCGGAGCGAGGCCATTGGCCTTCAGTTCCAGAAAGCCAATCATCGCGCGGAACTTCTCCGGCTGTAACGCCCAGGTCTCCGCTGCCACTGCGCTAAGAATGTGTCGATACGCCTTCATGCCGCTCGCCTCCTCAAATGTTCCACCAGATCCGTTGCCACCGACCTCATGAAAGCCTTGCGCTCTTTCGGGCTCATCCGAACAACCGAAGCCTGGGCTTCCTCGTCGTCATCTTCCCCACCCATACCGGTCTGCGCGTCATCGTCTTCGTCGTCGTCATCCTGATCACTGGCATCGCCTTGATACTGTGACCCGTTCGGGATCGTCGTTACATCCAACGGAGCCCAGTTCGCCTGCCGCCAGAACTTCTTACCCAGACCGCCGGGGATGGGATTCATCTCCAACAGTTCACGTGCCTCATCCGGGCACATAATCCCGGAGCCAACCGCGGAGGCGAAGCATTCAAATGTCGTCTCCTGGTCACCGCGAAGCAGCGACGCCAGCGAGAACTTCGCCCAGAACGCATCGCTGGTGATGAGATCGCGCTGAATCGCCTGTTCCCACATAATGACCATGGGAAGCACGCAATACTGCACGTGCATCAGGTTGAATTCTTCCGTGCTCGCGAAGGTTGCGGCCTTGCCTGCGTCAATACCTACCAGGTGCGGAAGAATGTCGAACAGCGTGCATATCTGCACATCCGTCGCCTTGATGCTCTCCAGCAACTGTTGATCAGCCGGCGTTACGCTGAGCGACTTGATGTCTACGCCGGGCGGCAACAGGAACGGCCGGCCGCGATTCTCTTTCGTCCTGGAACGCTGCAGGTTCGACACGAAGGCATCTTCGTCTTCGACCTTCTTATAGTTCGCGCCCGTCACAAAGACACCAGGCGTTGCGTCGTTCTGGATAAACCGGGCGCGGTACTCTTGCTGCGATAAGCCAAGCCCAAGCATGTCGCAACCGTGCGAGATGCGTGACTGACCCAGGCCCATAACATCCGGATTCCAGCGTAGGTGAAAAACTTCTTCCTGCATCAGGATCCGCGTCGTTCCGGTCAGCGGGTCCGCATACTTATACCGCATCTTGCCCGAGCCTTGAAGCTGCTCTACAGTCACACGGTCAGGATGCATCGGCCAGAGTTGGTCGACGGGACCGCGCGGTCCCGGGATCTTCTCCGCATACGCATTCCCGCGCAGCTCGACATGCTGCTGCATCATTTGCCGGAATTCAAACGCGGTCTGCAGATGATTCGGTCGAACATAGAGCACTTGATACAGCGGATGTTTTCGGGCGACTTTTGTTCCCCCGTGACCATCATCCGTATAGATTTTGCAGGGCAGCATGGCGATCGCAGTCGCCTTCTTCGCCACGCAAGCAAACACCGTCGTGAGCCGCTTCGCCATCTGCGGACTCACCCGCATCCCCGAATTGGAAACCGGTCCCAGCGAACCCCAGAAACGCTCATCCCAGACAGGGTCAAGTCCAACAGATCCGGAGGCCGCACGAACGCCGGTAGTAAATGCGCTAAGGATGCCCACTATCTCCCTCTCCCCGAACGCATATGCTCAACACCGCCACCGTAACTCAGCACGCCCACCAGCAGGCCACCGAAGATGAACCCCAGCGGCCGCCAGGCCAGCCAGAAACCATAAGCCACACTCGCGGCGCTGACAGCAAACAGCACATTCCAACCCGCGCCGATGGCAGTGTCTTTGTTCAAGCGATTCTTCCTGTCCCACGTGTGTATGTGTCGCTCAGCGGGGCCGAGTAGGCCCGGTTCATTGCAGTCACCAGAGCGGCAACGGGGTCAATCTTGCGAGGGCTGTTCTTCTTCGGCTTACGCGGGAAGATGTTGCCCTTGAAATCTTCCTGCACCACAACGTTGCTCATCGCCCACGTCAATACCGGGTCGCCGTTGTGATGGAGGCGCCCGGCGTAGGTTGCCGCCTGGATCTCTTTCATCGGATCGGAGAGGTTCTGCACTGTCTGCGGGATGTCGATAACCACGTCCTCGCCAAACTCTCCAGTCAACTCCTGTTGCATCTGCAGCGCGCTCCAGGGATCGAATGCAATGCACTGCATGTCGAAGCGCCGGCAATCTTCGCGAATGCTCTCCTGGATATAACCAAGCTTTATTTCGACGCCTTGGATAGCGATCAGCGTGCCTTGCCGCACCCACTTGTCATAGCTCGTGTGGTCTCCATCCATGGCCGTACTCAGAGGGACGTAGTGTTTACCAAAAACGTAGTAGTGGACCTCACCCGCGATGAGCCGCTTGAAAATGAACGCGCTCGAGGCAAGATCGATCTTTGCCGAAAGGTCGTTAGCGTTGAAGCACTCCTCGCCGAGGAACTCCTCAATGCGCAGACTTGGATCAGCGGCAGATCGCCACTTCTCCATGTTCATCCACGCTGTCGCCGCATTTACCCAAACATTGAAGTGCTTCGTAAGCACAGCGTTCTGCTTGTGGGCGAAGTTGACCGCCTGCAGGACCTGCTTCTTGAGGTAACTCGAATAGACGGAAACGTCATAGTTCGGGTTCGCCTTCCGAGCCATCTCCTCTTGCTTGAAATCGTCACCCTCATCGATCCCATAAATGATCCCGAAAAGGTTTTCATTCTCAACCAACCGGTCAAGAACCTGAATCACGTCTTCGTGCAGGGTGTAGCAGGGCCCGTCGATATTGTTCCCCGCGGTTGTAATGTTCAACAACAGCGGCTGTTCACGAGCGATCATGCCGGTCTGCATCGTGTCATGCAGCACCGAAGTCTCATGCTCGTGATACTCGTCGACGATCGCGCAGGAAGGTGACGCACCGTCACCCGGGTTACCTACAACCGGCTCAAACCGGCTCCCATCATCCTCCCGCGTCAAGCTTTTTACGTTGACTTCCAGCCCGAAGATCCGCTGCAGTGCCGGCGTGCGCTTCACCATCAGCCTGGCGGGCCGGAATACCTCCATCGCCTGCTTCTCTTTGGTGGCGCCGGAATAAACCTCAGCGCCATACTCGTTATCCATCACGAGCATGTACAGACCAATCGCCGCGGCCAGCGTCGACTTCGCGTTCTTCCTTGGTACCTCCAGATACGCTTCTGTGAAGCGTCGAAAGCCTGTCGCCTTTTCTACCCACCCGAAGATCGAGCAAATAAAGAACAACTGCCAGGGCTCGAGCTTGATCGTGTTGACGACGCCCCGCTGCGGCCGGGCCCACTTGCCTTTTGTGTGCGGCAGCTTCTCAATGAAGCGGCACGCACGATGAGCCTTCGACTCATCGAACTTATACGGCCACTCGGCCGCTTTGATCTTCGCCAGATCGTCCAGGTGACGCTGGCAGGCCTGCTTGACATACTTGCAGGCCAGAACCTTTCCTTTGACGACGTCACGGGCATACTGCACCGCAACGGTCACATAGGAACTACTGAACCGTTGCCGGCGCCCCTTCTTCGTGGAGATCGTGCCACTCTTGCTCGTCGTCGCCGACTGACTTCGCGCCTCCGGTACCTTCGACCGTCGAACGCGCGGCCGGATTGAGACCGAGCTGCGAGAGGCACTTATTGTACTGCGCGAAGTCACCGGTTTTCGCTCCAGACAGGTTGCAACGCACCATCAGCCGGCACGTCATGATGAAGTGCGGCCGGTCAGCGCTCGTGATCCGCACCTCTTTCGTAGCGAGCAGCAATTCCTTCCACGCATTCAGCAGCCGCTCGGCTGTGATCGAATCCTTCTTCAGAAACTCATCCGGCGGCGGACCCAGCGGATCCTTGCAGTCAGGCTCTTTAGCTCGCGCGCGAGCCCGCTCGGGATGCGTCTTGAACGATCCCTTCCGCTCTAACTCTTCACTTGTCTTCCGAAGTCGCCCCATCTCCTGATGCCCCGTACCGTTCAGCGCTTGCGTGTCACGCGACCCAACTGCAATTCCAACCTTTTCATATCCCTCATATCACCACTGTTTTCAACCCAAAACGCGTTTTCTGGAGACACAAAAATTGACCTGCCAATACGGTCTGCGGGCCATTCGGCCTAGAGATCTGACCCACCCCCACCCTGACGGTCAGGAGTCCCGTGCATGTCACCCCATACGGCCTGGCCTGCCAAACCCGCCAT